TGGAACCCAATATAAAGAATAATTAACAACAAACACTCAAGATAATTCACTTTCTTAATCTAAATACGGTTTTTTATAATGGAAAAATATTAATACATTTTTACTTCATACTAAGTGGAAATTTCAATCAGAATTAAGTTCTCGAATTCTAAATCTTTGACTTCTTTTTTCTGAGAAAGTGTTTCTACCTAATATGTTTCTAACAAATCTAGGCACATCAAAATCATCATCATTGTAACCCAAAACTAATGAAGTTAGTATATCATAACCAATGACTCTTATGAGGTTATTGATAATATCAATTTTTTCAAAACTCATTTCTTTCAGTTCTGAAATTCTAACTTTATCTTCATAATAAGTGCTCATTTCTTCCCACTCATCCATCATTTCGAAATCAAAATCTCTCTCAACGGACATTATAAAGTCTAGGTTTGTTCTTTCTAAATCACTCTCATTTAAATTTAAAATGGCTGTCATTAAACCTAACTGAGTGCTTTTAAAACTCGCTATTCCTAGTATTTCTCTGGCCCCCACTATCCCAGGATCAACACTATTTAGAAATATATTCTTAATTAAATTCTTATCACAACTAGCATCGTCCAGCTTGCTTATCAGAAATTCTAACTCAGTAGTATCAACATCATCATAACGCAAACTCTCTATCGTTAAAATTAGACTCTGTTGAAAATCATCTGCTAAATCCTTACTAGATATCACTTCTATGTTTTCATCCTCTTTCTCTGATATTTTAGGCAAATCAGATACTAATATTGCTCGATTGTACTTAAACATGTCTAAGTTCATTTCTAGTAATTTTTCCAGTTTGGTTTGTCTACCTAATGACTTTAATTTAATTTGATCGATGGTTCTTTTCTTCAAGTCAGCCACTTGATAAAAGTTTTCAGAATCGGCTATTTCTAAAGTTTTCATGACTAAAGCATTTCTCATCCAACACTTTATCATAAAGTCCTTAACCATTCTTTGATGACAAAATTTCATTAATGTCTGAGATTTATTCCACATCACATATGGGTTAACTCCTTTATTTCTTCTATTATATCTAAATGATTCCACATACTTCTGTTTTTCTGACTCTAATTCTCCTCTTATAACTGATGCTTCTTTCAAAATGTTCACTTCTCCCAGATCAGATAAGATATCAACACTTTCATCCTTAGAGAATTCTGAATCTCTCATAAAACCAGTTAATTCTGATTTATAAGCCACATTCGGATTATATGAATAAGATAAAATTTTATGCACTCTACCATTAGTGAAATCACATAAAGATATTTTGTTTCCCATATCAATCTGAATCAAAGGATGCTTCAACTCTATAGCAGAATTTATGTTATTCATGTTGGTGTCTATATTTAGGTAACATTTTTGATCCATCAAGTATCTCTTGTTCGTAACTTGTCCACTAGTTTTTTCGCTCAAAATATAAAAAGTACTAAAACTGGAGTCAGTACAATCCACTCCTTTCTTAATGTTAAGCAATCTCAAAACTGTTGAAATTTCTCTGGCCATTAGGTTTGCCGTGGTGCCACTGTTTGTTGTGACACTAACTAACTTATCATCGTCTAGAACTAATCTACACACAAATTTTCCCATAATTATTTTAACTCTACCGCTTCCTCCATACTCTTTCGTAATGCTATTCCATTTCTGTTCTTCTTCGTAAACCCAGACTGGAAAATCCTTGAACTTTGCACAACTTTCATTAACTAAGCGACTAGTAATAATTCTGTCCAATTCTCTCCAAACAAAACCCTCAGATTTGAAGGGAATGGACTTTCTTAAACACTCTTTTATAATCAAGGCATTTCTATCATTTCTAGTCAGAGAAGATAACTCTACATCGCTTAAATCTTTAATTAACCTTCCACTATTCACATACTGCGAACCTATGTTATACATCTCAGTTATGGGAAAATCAGATAGTGATAATGGAGAACACATAACTTTATTGAAAACATCACATATTACTAACTCGTCGGTCTCTTTCTCAAAAAGTATCTTCTTCATATTTTGTCTTTGTGTCAATCTAGGCGATAAGATGTAAAAATTTGATTGAAAATATCTAATCACATCTTTTGTTGTTTCCAAAAAATTTCTTTTAGATCTCACTGGCACCAATGGGAAAAATTTCTGATCTTTTATATTTTGACTAGAAAGAAAATCTCTAAAATTTGACATTCCTGAAAACGGGAAATCATCGCTCTCTAATGTTTTGTTCAAAGTGTCCTCTAACCATGAAAATTTGTTCTTATAATGCAAGAATGACATCTTGACTTCACTATCAGAATATTTACAAAACAAACTGGAATCTCCCGGAAACCACTGACCTTTCAAAGTATCAGTTAACGACATGACAATCTCACTAGCTGATCTAGGCACAATCAGCTTTAACTTTCTATTTTTGTATTTCAAAACTCTCTCTTGCTGAAACCACAAACTCATTTCTGTCTCCAACTGATTCAATTTATCAAAAGTTGAATTAGTGCCAAAAATCCTGTTTAAATTCACCAAATTGACCTCACAGTGATTGTCATTTCCTTGAGTGTCATCTTCAAAATAATTGTAAACCAAACCAAATTTCTTTATGATATGAGTAGCTAAGCCAATCAAAGATGCTCTAAGACTAACCCAGTTTGTATCAACTTTTATTTTAAAGGAAAGAGCCGGATGAGTCAGAATGTACGCACTAGCAGCTATTTCTTTATAGATTTCTGACATTCTCATTGAATCAGATGCACCAGGAGATAACAATTTCTTGAAAATTAAGTAAATAGATTCTGGCACAGTTTTGTCAGATCTCAACAAGAAAGTAGGATCATGCTCCAGAGGGACTTCAAAATCTTTAGGTGGTTGTAACCTTTCTTTCAGATTATTGTAAGATGATATTGTTCCCACATTGAATCTCAAAGAAATTGTTGTTCTGCCAGTATCGTCATACTCTAAACCTCTTTTTTCATATAACCAGTCCACACATTTTCTATTATAATCACTCACAAGATACATTTTATACTGGTTTCTATCATAAGATGATATCCCGCATGTTAAAGGATTATCTGGATAAAAATACCCTAGATAGGAAACCTTCAGTGTTTTAATCATTCTCCAGTACATAAAAAACCATTCATTATTCTGACTACCTAAATTCTTGTAATGAACAAACATTTGAGTCAAGCACATTAAATGACACTCCGAAGATCTCATACCATTCTCACACATTTGTTTTCTAAGTTCTAATAATATTCTTTGTTTATCATCCATGACGCTAGTATTTTTAGGTCTGATAGAAGCATATATGTACTTAATCATTGGTGTCACCATACCGGAATAGGCAAACCAAACTGAATTAAACTCAGTAAAGTTTGCAAAATTCGGAGAAGATGATTTTGGCACAGAATGCACCATTAAGCAAAATCTACTTAATGTCCTACTCATGTAGCACGCAGCGCTAAGTAAGACAGCTGACAGTTTCCTCATATCCAAAATTCCTTGTTTCATTTCAACATGTTTCTTGCTAATCATTATAGTCCTAAAAACTGCAGAGTCATCAGATGACACTAGCCATGTTTCATCATTACACTTAGCTATCTTTAGGTCTTGATTACCTGGTATTTTCATCAGATACGAATTAACAATAGTCGAAGAGTAGTCTTTCATAAAAGTGGCAAAGCAAGCATGAAGTAAACTACTGGTGAAATGTAATATTCCTTGCATCATGTTAGACAAATTTTTCATCAGAGTGTTTCTAGACTCACACAAAATGTTCTTGTCTGACAATCCTAAAAACTCCTCTTTTAGCAAGTTCATGTTTTCTGAAAAACTTACGTCATTTACACCCTGATACTTATCGAAGTCACCCAAAACTGCTTGACTCATTTCTAGTTTCTTGTTAGTGTGAAGATTGAGCACTTTATATATGGTGTGCAAAATCATTTCTAGTAAATCATCCTTCTTAAAATCTTTGAAAAGATTTGTGTACATGCAACCAAATATGTTGTTAATAAATTGCTGACACCAAGTTGTCTTGTCGTCAGAATCAGATTCAGTCACAATAGTTTTGTAATTGGTTTCAGATTTAATAGTTGCTATTTTTCTATAATACTCCTCAATTATTGTTATTTTCATAGAACCTTTAGATAACATTTCCGACGGCAACATTTCGCACAAACTACGAGAACAACATTCTAAAAAAGAAATCAGAATTCTTGATAACAAATCCAGCACAAAAATTTCTCTAGTCCCAGTTAATTGAGCTTTCTTAAAAACGTTCGCATAAATGTACCCTCTATCATCTAAAATTTTAACGATCTCGTACAGACAGAACATAGGTTGTTTCTTCGGTAATTGTATTCTCATCATGCTAACCACTGACATTTTGTAAGTTTCCTCTAACTGCCTGTATTCTTCAATATAAGTCTCAGTTTCTTTATAATCTAGATTGTCAAGAGTGCTTCTCCAACATGTTAATTTGTCCTGAGTTATCAATGCAATTTCTACCCAATCTCTAAAAGTTGATCTTTTTCTCATCTGACTCAAAGTTAAGAATTCCATTACAGCCTCTATACATTTTATTCTTTGTCCTATCTCTTTTTCCTTATTTATTGTGTCCCAGTTATGATTAGTTTGAAACACAGCAGATGCTTTAAACGTTGCATAGTAGGCCCACGTCATGGTTTTGATTTTCATGCATATTTTCTTTTTCAGTTCTCTCCCCCAATCTCCATATGCACTACTTAAGTATCTCTTAGTAGATTCACAAATCTTTTTTATCATGTCAGGTCTAAATGAATGATCTACCTCTTCACCCTCTTTATAGTTAGTTTTGCCCCATTTATCTTTATGTTCAGAGACATTTTTCTTTCTATCATATAGTTTTTTATCCATTTCAATGATTTTATCCATATTTTTAAATTCAGATTGATGCCTCTCAGATTCCTCCTTATTTTCTAATGTCCCAACATATGACCTATCAGCATACGTCTGAGGATCACGAACAAAGGAATCATTTGTCCAATCTTTTAAGTTATTAATCACAGTCATATTATCTGCTAAAAGTTCCTTATCACTAACCAAGTCAGAATCCACTGTCTTTTCTCCAATAGTCACTGGTATATCTATAAATCTCTCCATGCAATCTATAAATCTGTTTATCACCCAAGCACACAAAGGAGATCTTGGAAATTCAGGAATCTTTTTGATAATTTTCCAAGGTTTCTTATCCTCATAATTAACTATTATCATTTCAAAATACATGTACCTCGCTAATAATGTGGTTTCAATTGTCTGATGCTTGGCTTCTAAATAAACCAACAATTTAACAAGCAAGGTCATTTTATCAGAATTAGTTAGTTCTTTCTTCATATTTAACTCTCTTTCATGATTTATTAAATTACAAAATAATTCTGATGAGTTACACAAATGATTGACTCTATGATGTTTCACAGAAACAAACTCCGACATCATCCACTCATCATTGTAAGGCATCCAGTCTACAAACACTTTTCCAGGATCTTTGAAAACATTTTCCTTTCTAGTTATTATTGAGAAGAAAATATGCTCTTTTATCGAAGTTTTTTTCATCAAAATTGCTGAATCTATACCTCTTAATTTTTTCATAATAAAATTGTCATGTTCAGTAAAATGATTAACTGATGTTGCAATTTCCTGAAAAGCTTGGTCAAAAGCCCTCAAATAAGACGAAATTTTCATTTTATCATATTTTTCTAAAGATATAAAAGAATCATTATCAAATACATTTTTATGCCTATTCTCTTTTTCAAGATCAGACAACTCTCTATTATCATTTAGCTCCATCTGTTTCATCAAAACTTCTTTGTAGTCAACAATCATTTCTCTCATAACTTCATCTTGGTATCCTAAAAATTCTTCTGTCCTATCATCGAAAAGGTACGTACTGTTTTTAATAAAATTGTCTATTTTAGTTAAGTTCGCATCTAATGAAAATGCTTTTTTACTTATTTCTCTTACCTCTTCATATTTTTCAGTCCCTCTAGGCATTTTTCTCTTGTTAAACATCCCTCTATCATTCAGACATTTCATGACATCATCTGGAATTCGCTTTTCTTTAAATTGCATGTGTTTTGATCTAACTCTGTTCGGGTCTTTTAAGTCAACCTCTGTATAAGCTAAAACTCTTTTAACTGTCTCTTCAATATCTTCATCTGGCTTTATGATGTTGTCAAATTTTTCTGGCTCCTTGTTAGTGTATGACAAATTCTTCCCCAATCTACCAGTTGATAACAATTCTATTTTGTCTTGCATATTTATCTCCTTATCTTCTTTCGAAACACCACTAAAAAAAGCCTTTTCCCACAAATAAGATAAATGATTCATATATTTTTTCTCTCCGACCTGAATACCCTTAGCTTTCTGACATCTCCACAAAGGTAATTCCACAACTGTTCCGGCTGTCATTCTCTTCAAATTCTCCTGCTTATTTTTGCTTTTTAATTTTTTTCCAAATCTGTTCTCAATCTCAGCTCTTAATTCATTTCTCTGTTCATCCTTCGTCTTATTATCTGTTTTTTTGGCAACTAAGTTAATTTTATCTTTAAAAATACTTAGTATTTCTCTATTAGAAATTTCTGACATTGTTTTCCAATTCTTCACGTCTAACTCGGTTATATTAAGCTCTGGAATGTCCTTCTGATAAGTCTTCCACTTCAAATCATCATCATTGTTAATCTTCCGAAGAACATCTTTTAACTTTTTTTCCACCTCAGTCTCATCTGCACTTGATATTGGAAAATGTCTACGCATCTCAGACAAAGCTGCCCTACCAAGAACATTCATATTTCTAAACTTCTGTGCAATTTTAGACGTCATATTTCCAACATTAGTAGTTACTTCATTCCTAGATATTATCAAAATCCAAAATTTCAAATCCAATTCACTCCTGTTTGATTCCTTAGCATAATCAGTATATTTCAGAAATTTGTCAGAAAATGATCGAAGAGTTGACCCATCAGTAGTTCCTATCTCAAAAAAATCTTTTCCTTCTAAGTAAAAGTCTGGACTGCACTCCTGTCCTGGCACAAAGGCAGCATTTTTCTTTTCATACCAACTTGGAAAAATATCTTTAATCTTCTTATCGGTTTTCATGTCAGCTGAAAAAGTCAAACCACAGAGCTCATGAGGTAGCTTGTGAAGATCAATCACTTTCATTTTGATTTGCACGTCTTCAAAATTATGTCCAGAAATACTAATATCCACCTCATTCTCAGACTTGTCAACGTATGACCATGTTACAACCATTCCTTTTGGTAACTCATCTTCCATAGGAATACTTTTTGGCTCATCAAAATAACCTTTCTTGTTCACTTTTATTTTCATCGATTCTAAGTCAGTCAGATACACCTTGTAATTACTTTCATAACTTACAATGGCATCCACGTCAGAATTTTCCTCAATAACTGTTTTTTCATCATCATTTATATCAATTATTTCTTCC